CTTATTCTCAATCCAACGGATAGAAACTTGACCAGAAAGCGTAATCGCCTCCGCATTGGCCAGTTTGTAGTACCTAAAATACTGATTACCAATGGCACCGTATGCAGAGTTGAGCGAGATCTTTTTAGCCATTTGGATATTGTTACAACGAGCGATCTCTTTTTGTAACGCGACTGAAGGGGTTTTTTCATTTTTCTTCTTGGCATCAATCATCCTCTTTTTGAAGATGACACGTTCATTGTAATACTGTTGCATTAACTCAGGAAGAAATCCCTGTTCGTCTTTCCGATACATCGCACCGTTAGCACAGACTGCAAAGTCTTTGTGCATCTCAAATGTCAACTTCTCATTCAGTATCTTATCGACGGTGGCTGAAGGGTGTCGAGTATCTTGTAAGGTCTCTGGTGAGATATTGTACTGCATAATAAGATGGGGATACAGACTATTAAGGTCAAAACTAACCACCCAATCATACTTTCCTGGAATCGGTTCCTTGACATACGCCCCCGCATACTTAGAGTCCTTATCAGATCTTTCCTTAGGAGGAATGACAATGTTCTTTCTCTTCAAATAGTTATAGATGATGCAGTCCCACAGTCGGACTTGAAAGAAAATGTCTTGGTAATTCACCTTGGCGTCATACGCCATAGTCAATGCCAACTCAATCAGTTTAAGTTTATCCTCCAGTCTGTCAACCAATTCTACGTCAATGATGTTGTATTCAACAAACTTCTGCCACCCATGAGTGTAGAAGTCTTTGAAGGTATCAAACTCACTGTGGTCGAGTTTCTGTTGACCCAATTCCTGTTGTGCAATGTAATCCAGTCGGAATGATTCTTGGTTGGGTGTACCAGGGGACCAGCGATACAGACGCATATAGTCCAAGATAGACACGCCACCGATGTCCACACAGTGGTTCTTGCGACCCTGCACAAACATCTCTGTCTGCGTCACCAGACCCCACGGAGACAGTCTCTTCATCAACTTCTCACCCAGGATGCGACTGATGCGTCCTGCAAGGTATGGCAGGTCAAAGAACTCACAGTTCCACCCTGTCACCACATCAGGAGTGTACTCCATCCACCAGTTGATGAATGCAGACAACATGGAGTGTTCATCCGCAAACTGCAGATAGTTCACATTGTCCTGTTTGTTATTGAAAGGCCCTACGCCCCAGGTGGTGATCTGTTTGGTATTGAAGTCCTGCAGAGTGATCAGAAGAACCTCTTCATTGGCACTCTCAACGTCAGGAAATCCCTCTTCAGATTTGGTCTCAATGTCAATCGTATACAGTTTGATCTTACGGATATCAAACTCTAGATGTTCTTGAGGATAGTTGTCTGAGATATATTGATACACATACCTTTCGTTTCCATAGATACGAAAGTTCTCTACCTCTTTGTATTTGTCATAGAACTCACGACAGTCCCTGACAAATCCAGGTTGAATAGCCTCAACGTACTCACCCTCTAGGGTGCGATACTCACTCTTCCTTTTCGATGGCACAAACAGAGTGGGTTTCCACTCCTCACGTTTCATCACATATTTACCGTTTTCATATCCACGAACAAGGAACTGATTACCGATGAGTTGTACGTTGGTGTAAAAATTCACTTAAGGATTTCCTGATACATTTTCAAGTATTTTTCGTTGGGATCAACGAGTGTCAATATTTTATCAGAATAGATCATCATCGTATCCTGAGTTGTACATTCACTCATCCATGGAGTCATGTTGTCTCCGTCGATGACGTGTGGTTTGATGAGTCTGCAATTCGGATCTCCGATTTCAGCTCCTACTTCTTCAATCTGTGAGATTATCAACTGATTCGTCGATAACAGAAGAATCTTGATCATCTTCTGGTCTTCCATTTACACGTTCCTCATACAATTTTACCAGGTTTTCCTGCGGATTAACGATTGTCACCACCCAATCAGCAGAACAAGGGATCTCACGATCTGCTGACAGAGGCACCCAGGGATAGAAAGTCACACTGAGTTTAGAACCAAATTTTTTGGTAGTTCCATTCTCAGTTTCTTCACCCGTCTCCTCACTAAGGACTTGAGGGTCATCCTCTGAAAATATTTTAAGAATTAGTGGATCGGTAAACCAATATCCAATAACATCTTTACCACCTGTACCTCGGATCTCTTTTACGTCTGCAATGAGATCCTCACCAGATTTCAGTACGACAAGTTTGATATTCATTTGAAAAATTTTCTCCATAGACATTATAAAAGGCCACCTGACCGAAGTCAAGTGGCCACTGCATGGCACGCAGGCGAAATTATTTAGAGATCGAAATCCCTACGTGCGTGATGATCTGGAACAACCTTTGCAAGAGAAATGGTTAGAAGCCCATTCTCAAATACAACTGATCTAACTTCCGTTTCATCTGAGAGGGTCCAAGATCTGGTGAAAGATCTCTGAGCCAATCCTCTGTGGACGTAACTTGTTTGTTCTTCTTTGTCGTCTTTTTTTCCATCGACAAAGAGCTTTCCGTACTCAGTGTAGACATTGATTTCTTCTTTTTTAAATCCTGCAAGAGCAATCTCTAGTCTAGATTCTACGTTGCTTAACTGGACTAGGTTGTATGGAGGGTAACTAGTCGTCTCATTTTTGAACTCGAAGAGACGATCAAAGTATTCATCCATACCAATGCTGTTTTTATTTATACGATCCAACAAGGCAGGCAGGTCTGCAGCGTGGAACCTAGCAAGGTTTCCCATGATTCTTAGCTCCTTTGAAAGCGAGTTTGTGTTGTGTGGATCCCGAAGGCATCCAATACTATTTAACCAGAACATTAAAAAAGAGGCACGGGTGATAACCGTACCTCTCTATATGGTGTTCCGACTTTCGTAGAGACCGCACGAAAGGTCTCACGTTTATTTATTCACCTTCTGGTTTCTTTCTCTTGCCAATGTTATATTTAGTTTCAAGTTCCCACTCATTCTTTTCTTTGTAAGCAAGAACTTTGATCTGATTCAAAGGTGCAATGTCAGTCACCTTTGTTGTATCAACAACAGTAACCAATCCCCAGTCAAGGAGAAGTTGAATAATACGGTTACGTCTCTGGACATCATTCACAGTGATGTTGGCTCTCTTGCCGTCAAGAGCAAACAGTTCCTTAAAGTGAACGATGAAATACTTACCCTGTTTGTGCAGGATATGGCAACTCTGATAGAGTTTCTTCTCCTTTCTCGATGCAACTCCAATACGTGTCAGCGTCTCACGAACCTTGAGAAAATCATCTGGTTCATTCAATGTCACCTCAATCATCTGGTCGGGGGACCATCTAATTTCAGGTTCAACAATAGCGCTCATCTTTTACCTCCAGTCTCAAGTCGATCTCTAATATGTGAAAGTTGTTCTGTAGTCAGAATATTCAAGACTTGTTTGGCTTTTTCATTACTATAACCATAATAACGTTTTACAAGGTCAAGGTCTTTAATCTGATCTTTGCGGAGCCACGGAGAGAATCTCTTCCGTTTCCTGAGACTATTTAGAAGAAAGTCATATTGTAACTTTTTTGCAAGGTTTGGACTCTTGTTGAGTTCATTCACAAACATAATGCAATCCAAGTGTCCAGAGAGACAACGATTGATAATGTAAGGAGGATAATCCTTTTCAATCAGAGGATCTTCATCAATCAAATTCTCTTTGTTGATGTTGATAGAGTTGAGCCAATCTTTGAGTTCCATTATTTAAATACAGCAGTAACACTAACAATTGTGACGCCAGGATTACGAGCAAGCGCAATCTTACGAGCATCCTGATAATCTTTAGCAACGTATTGTTCCTTGAAAACAACACCTGCCTTGTACATACTTACTTCACACTTCATCGGATAATGTCAATGTCCATGTCTTTACTCCACACCTCAAGTTCTGTGCGAAGTTTCCCTTCAGACTTCAAACTGTCGTATCGTTTTGAAGCTTTGTTCTTCCACCACTTGATCAAGTTCTCCATATAAAACTTGTCATAGTTGATTGGATTTTCGATCAACTTATTAGTATCACCGCGAATCACTTCGCGTGAATTGGAAAAACCATAATCACTGAAGTAAGTGCGTTTCTTCTCAGTCAGAGACTTCGCATTAGCAATCGCAGCCTTGAAGTCTTCTAGTTTTTCACCTTGAAGACTCTTTTGAATCACTGCGATCATTCTCTGTTGTGTCTTGAGTTTGCGACTGGATGCATCCTCCTTCACCAGAGTCTGATCATTGTTGCGTGTGATGAACCACTTGTTCAGATCTTTGAACACATTGTCGTGCAGGAGAGGCGTGAAATCACTCTGAGTGAGTCCTTTGTACCTCAGATAGGGTTTGAGTCCGTCATACTGCGAAGAGGACTTTGTAGACCCGTACAGAGAGGTTGTCTCAAACAGACAGATGTCAGAGTTGTATTTACTGTTGATCTTCTCTCTAGCTTCATGGGAACAACACAAGAGTGCAAGAAGTTTTCCACCCAGATAGTTGAAACCAAATGGTTGTGTAGGCACAATA